TAAAAAGACCTCATATCACCCGAATGAAACATATGTACAAATGGGTCGCGATACGATGAGGGATGCTCCTTTGACAGTTCCTTACGGGTCGTGGAAAGAACTAGATGTGCAACCATTCTATTTCCAGCCAGGAGTATCATAATGTCTAATTTTTATAAGAAAGCAGTTTCAAAAGTGGGGTCAAACCCCAAAATAGAGAAATACTTACGAGGCCAAAGCGAAAGCGCAAAAGTAAATGCGCAGGGAATTGGTGGTGATGCGATATATGAGCCAGTCCCCAATTTTTTAAAAACTTCTACTGAAAATGTTGTGCAAAACGAGCACAATTCATGGATTATTCTGGGCAGAGATAGAGTGGCCAGTAAGATGAGTGGGTATGGTGGGAAAGGGGATACTCAAGCGGCCTCTATTGATATTGTTGTTGGAAGAATGGGCAGCGAGGCACGAGGTTTTACGCCAGATGGGGAGGAGATTTGGGTCAATCCAAATTTCAAGAAAGACGCAGCAAGAATTTATATCAGCCAAAAATCAGATATGGATAAATATTTTGATTTAGCTGATGGAGTTGTCGGTAATGCAGTAACGAAGTCTGGAATAGTGCTGAAGGCAGACGGAATTAGGATAATTGGCCGCGAAGGGATTAAACTTGTAACTAAGACAGATATAAAGAATTCACAAGGCGGTGAGATAAAGAGCGTTCCTGGTATTGACTTAATTGCTGGAAATGATGATTTGGATATGCAACCTTTGGCAAAGGGCACTAATTTGGTTGAGGCATTAAATATTCTTGTTGACAACATTGATAATTTAAATGGAGTTGTCGATAGTCTTTTGATGGCACAGTTTGAAATGAATGATGCTGTATCCACGCACTATCATACGTCTCCATTTTTTGCTGCACCAACCTTACCTTCCGAAACAGTGATGTCTAAAGGCATTAGGACTATGATATCACACTTGACAAAAACTAAAGCCTCTTTATTGAATAACAAAGTTAATTTAGGTTTGTTTAGAAATAATTTTCTAAATCAATCTGGTGGCAAATATATCAACAGTAGACACAATCACACTAACTGATGAGCGGGAAATAATATTATGGGTTATATAACAGGGGCAAATGCTAATTGGTTTCTTGCTAATTTTGAGCAGTATAATAACTTTGTAAAAGATGGAACCGATGCTGACCTGGGCACTCTCATCGGGTACAATTTCGGTCAGGCTAAATTTAAACAAGGTACTGATAATAATTTTACATTAATCGGGGTTGCTTTAGGGGAGTCGTGGGAGGGGTGGCTCGAAGCACAAGACACAAGCACTCCTTTCGACAGTAATAAGAATCCTACAACTACAGCCGCTCAACGAGCTATTATTCATGCAATTATGGGCACCTTTGCGAGTAAAGAATTTTATAATTATATGCTCTCTAAAGGTTACGTCTATACTCATGGCGGATCAGATTTCACTCTAGAGGCGCCTTTCGAGCCTCCGAGCGTTTGGGTATCAAATGTTGCTAAATCTGTTACAGCTGATGGAATGTTCCCAATTAGCGGAGTGCCGACCAACGCAAATATTTTACCTCCAGAAAAAAATCCCCCTTATGGCACACATCAAGATCCGACTTATGAACCGCCCACCACAATAGACGAGCCACCAAAATTCTTTGTGTCGCAAGGTAATAGTAATGTTCCAGAGTGGGTTGTTGAATGGTCTTCTATCGTCCATGTGGGATCCGAGGGAATGTATGGCCTATTATACACTGCGTATAAGGCAGATATTACAATAGATGCTGATTTGTTTATTGAAAATTATTTAGTATCTAAAGGGCTTGTAAAATATCAACCTTCTGAAGCAACGGCTAAACAGGCCGACTGGGAAGCTCTTTCTGCACTGGGCGGCACCACGGAAAGTCCCACAGAGTCAAAGTGGAAAGGGTTCTTCAATGGGCACATTTCCGAAGAAGGAAAAACTCCTCCCGTGGCATTGCCAAATACAGAAAATATACAAGCTCAATATCCTTACCCAGATGCGTCTCACTATGTTCTTCTGAAAGGCACTGTGGGGAAACCCCCAAAGCCAAAAACAGCTTTAGCGGTTAGAACTAGACCAACAAAATCACAAAAAGCACAGGTTGTTGGGTCACTAACTAACGGAGATGTCGTATTAGTAGAAAAAGAGTTTATAGGTGCCAGACGCCAGTGGCACCTGATAAAAGTGGTGCAGGAGGGCCACCCTCTGGCCAGCTATAAAGGAAATTTATATGCAAGTTCTAAGTTTTTAGAAAAATTACCAAACACGCCATATTCTTTGGATAGGGTGTATAAGTGCAAAAGACTGCCGAGAAAAGCATTTCAGCTGCCGGATTGGCCAGTACTGAAAGATAAGACTGCCTTTATTGATAGAAGAGTTTGTGATTATTGTGTGATAATTGAACCAGTTGATGAACTTACAGGTAAAAAATATACCGAGATACCGGCCCCTTGTGATGAAAATTTGGCAAAAATAAAACTTAGAGCACTGGAGATGGGTGTTTATGAGTTATTGAAGTTTTATAATAAAAAGATGGATATTGATGCTGATGGGACCAACAATACTTTATCAACAATCTTGGGAGCGTTTAAAGGGCCCTATGTTAAAAAGGGCGATTGGTATTTGAGCTTGCGTCCCCGATCTAAAGTGAGAGTGTTGGTTCGATTCCCGGCAAAATATTTTGATGCATTGCCGGAAAATGTGGAGGAGCTAGAAGGTGTGCCAACTGTTGGTACACCACAGCCGATACCACCTCAAACAGAAGAAGAGGCTGTGGTCGCAGACCCGGTTGTGCCGCAAATAAGGACAGTTCATTTTGTAATATCTTCTTTGTCGGACAAAATAAACGCCATTATTGATTCTATGGGGTGTTTTGCAAAAGGAATAGACGGATGGATGGGGGATATACCGGGACTTGATCTCACAAAAGAGATGAAGAGACTGGAGAGATTCCCTCTTGCATTGAAACAATTTTTAAAATTAAATGGATATACTGTTGATGAGAAGGAAGAAGACACTATAGAACTGGGTTTTGATAGTTCGTTTAAGTTACAATACGTTTTATTAAATAAGGCTGGGTTCTCTTCTCCTCTGAGGGTTGGATTTGATAAGTTTAAAAACACAGATCCGATCAATATTAGCAGAACAATGGGATATGTATTTTACCTGGATGACCTTGCAAGAGAGGCCAAAAAATCTAAAAAAATTAATTGGGTTGATTATGTACAAAAATACACATTTCCAATTCCAGAAATCAAACCGAGTAAAATTTCAATAGAAGGTCCCACCTCTAAGGGTGCCACAAACGAAAAAAAGATGGCTCAAAAATTAGCCGCAAAATATGACCGCATTGAAACGGTTACTCTCTCTGGGCAGAGGGAACTGGAGAAAGAAATAGATAATCCTTCTTTAAAAAAGAAGCTGGCCACAATTAGAAAAAAACAAAAGGAGTTTGTCGGTGACGAATTCATTAGGCAAATACCAGAATTGCTTGAAAAATTGGAAGATTTAACTTGCGGTGGGTCAGCTTCTTTAGATGTGTTATATTCTTCAATTTTAAATCGTGTGGATATTAAAGAACTGGCGTCTTTAGGAGCTATGGCTCAAGCAGCAAAGATGCCCTCTGGAGATGTTTCAATAACCATAGTGGAAGACGCTCTGGAAGAGATGAGTCATAAAGATTTGGTAGAGGTGTATACCTCCTTTCCAGATTCTGTTAGGGCCGAAATAGATCTTCATATTACACAACAAGAGGCGTTTAAATCAATAGATATTGAGCAATATTTGAAACCAGAAATTCCAATTCCATCAGAAGGGCTTCCCACGGCGGAAGTTGATGTAATATATTCGATACCCGAATTGGATGAGGCTCTGAAAGGGGCCTTGGTGGAGGTACCTGACCCACCGCAATTGATCGCGTCGGTAAAAATTGTAAAGCCCGACATAGAGAAGGAAGTAAAAAATCTCATGCCGTCTGCGGACGCCATACCTTCATTGGACACCCCCGACTTTACAGTTCCAAATGTACCAACTCCGCCGGTGATGGACTGTTTAAATATGCCGTCACTAAAATTACCGAATGTCCCGACGATTACGATTCCAGAGGTTGGACTAGATCTTTTCAAAATAGCCGATACCATGTCGGATATATCTGTGAATTTACGTGTTCAAATAGAAGAAATAACATGCAGCACGTTGTATGAAATGGTTAAACTTACTTTGGAGGGGGCGTTTGAGGCCATATTCGCTAGTGATGGCGATTCCAACTTTACAGGAAAATATGGTAATAAAAACTTAAATGATATGTTTAATCAAACCAAGGGCGGCGTGGCTAGAGCATTTAAAGATTTGGATTTACCAGTGCAAACTAGTGATATAAGTGGTGGGCCGAAGGCAGAAACAACAGTAATTTCAATGATTGATGATGTTTCTGCTGTGTTGACACCTTTAGAAATAGTTGACGTGTTGCAGGGGGCGGCAACACCAGAAACTTTGACAGTTGTGGAAAGCGTGGTGTCAGAAAATTATCCTTCGATGATGGAACAGATAAGAAAAGCATCAAATATAAAAGATGTGTTTGAACATATGGGCAATTTTGTCGATGAAAGCTTGCTCGATTCTATAAGGCGGTTGTCAAAAATCTTTCCATCAGCAATTACTGGACTTTTGTGCCAAGATGACGCACGTTCACGAGCAGAGGCCATACAGGAACATGGCAAACGATTAAGCGATGAGTGTTCTGAAGAACAGTATAAAAGGAAAAGAAAACGTAGACGAAAAAAGTTGAAAAGACTGTTGGCGCTTACTAAAAATGCTGATAAGATTTTGAACAATGTGATGGCCCCAACGGTGAGTTCTTGCGGAGAGGCTGTTACGGGTGTTTCTGACGACGTTAGTATAAGTGGTGTCGGGGGAATTATTCCTAAAGATCATGAATCAATCAAATACATGAATAAGAAAGTGATTAAAAACATGTTTGAGATTCCAAACATGCATTTTAATACCGAAATTAATACGTATTTAGACTCCCTCCTCAAACAATCTTTTGAAAATCCAACCAAGTATGATGCGGAATTTGATGGATTAAAACAGAAATTAGATTGGGATGAGGAAAAGGTAACAAAAGGTGGCCAGGGGCTGTTGGAAGGTGCTGACCAGAAAAAATATGATCAAGCCGCTGTTGATTACCAAAAATTAAGCATCAAGGTGGCGCCACAAGTAAAAAATTCACTTTTTAATCCCGATTTCTTTATCGAACAGAATGTTGAGTTTGTTAATTTTATGGGCGCACAAACATCCTTCGTCAAGGACAGCAAGCAAAGGATGAGATTGAACTACACCCAGTATACAACAGACACTGAGGCTATAAAGAAAATTCAGGAAGCTAAGGATGATTTGGATTTGGCATTACGACGAATGAAATTCTGGCAAACGAAAGCAGACATCGCCAGCAAATCTAAAAATTCTAAAAATGGTGAAATTCCACCGTCTTTGCAAAAGAAAGTGGACAAATATGCGACAGAAGCCGAGACAGCTAATGCTACTCTAAACACGCTTAAGGAAAATTTTGGCCCTGCATCTAAGCCTTCACCGGTTGCCAAAGAAGAGAGCGTCACCACTACAATGGTTTTCAAAAACGAAGATTCACAAACAAGTGCGCCTCTTCAAAATAAAAGCAATCTGCTTTTAGACATTAATGCGGCCTCTTCTATGTTGAACATATTTGAAAATGTTGAAATTACTGGATCTGGCAAAGTTCCCCCTCTTGCTGAAACAGACTTATATTCATTTAATTCTACAAAGGGTTCGTGGCAGGAGGGTGCGTTTGCTAATTATGCAATTCGTCGGTGGGGCGATGTGGCAAACAATGTTGACCTGTCTTCTCTGGAAAATACAAATTCTGATACTTTTTCTTACTACTCCTTAATACATTCGCGCATATTTAACTTTATTTTGAGGAGGCTTGGTTCTGCCATATCTAATTCTCCCCTGTTCATTAATGATAATTTAGATGATCTAAACCTCGGTGAGACAAAAAACAATCCAGATCCAAGCCTGTGCGTTCCTGCTCGCATGTCTGGCTTGTTAGATATTGACAACATGCAAAAAATAGTCAGCGAAATATATGATGAATCGTGCGACGAGAGGGGAAAAGATTTTACAAAAATGGGACCTCTAGAGTCCTCTGGGATTCAAGGCATTACATATATTACAATAAGGTTATATGTTTTAGAAACTTTGTTAAAATCCATATTTACCTTTTCACAATTTAGCATATCAGAGACGCGCAGCGATGAGTTATTCAGTGAATTTGTTGCACTAAGTGTAATATCAGGTCTCCAGTCCCATGGAAACGAATATTATGACGAGTTTTTGAAACAAACCAAAGTCATTACTGATCAGCGACAAAAAAAGGGTGAGTTGCTTACCAACCCCCTAGCCGAGCAAAGTGATGACCCTCTGGCGCAAGATGAGGATGGAACATTGTCGGACCCGGAGCATCCGTTTACAATTTCTGGCCTTTCGTCGCTTCGGTTTCTCATCAAAGAGCAGATTTATCTACTCTCGCTAGAGATGGATAACCGCTTAAATCCCCCCGTAAAGGATGTTGATTCATTTTTCTTGGGCACAGGCGGCCCCGGCTTCGATGGGCTTGTGCCCACTGTTGACGTGCCTGAAACGAGGCAACATAATAGATTCGAGGAAATTGTAGATGTGGTGCAAGATCCAACATCTTTGAAGAAAGGGGCAACTCACTATTTAAAATCAGAATTTTTCTTTCTAAATGAAATTTTGAATAAAGAAAATAATTTTGATAGGGCTGGGGGCTTTATATTAGAAAAATATATTCGAATCGAAGACAAGACAGAAGTAAATAATTGGCAATCGCTAAGTGACGAAGAAAAGAATTTCATCCAGGACATTTGGTTTAACCGACCCGGCGGAGTCCATAACAAATTCCCACAGGCTTATACAAAAGACGGTAAATTGGAAAATAAAGATCTTTTTGACAGTGGCCATCTAGCTGGTGTTGTCAATGTGCAATCCTTAGTGAAGTATTTAGCTTCTTTAAAAGGGGCAGGTTATGGCGACTTTAATTTGAAGAATATTGCGGAAAAATTTAAATTTGGCTTGAGACTCTCTTATGTTGCCCCAATTTCAGAAGCAAATACACAAGAAACTGCGAAAGTAAATATTATATCTGTTGGAACACAGGGCGATATTAAACTTGGAGATGAAAAACCGCAGTCATCAGATGGTTGGGAGAAAAATACTTCTGTTAGTAACAATTATCAACAAATATTTGACTCACTCAATCAAGGCGACAAAGATGCAATTGAAAAAGTTTCTATATCTGAAAAAGCATACTGGATTCAGGAACACTATCAATACCTGGAGCCAACATCTCTAGAGGACACAGCCCAAGTATCTTTGGATAGGAGAGACGCTTATATATTACCACTTGTCACCCTTGAGGATGCGATGGGCTTGGATGGCCTCCCACAGTTAACTATTTCTGATGCATTAGAACTTTTACAGGAAGGTCCGCGAGAATTGGCCTTTAACGCAATGAAAGAGAAGATGATTAAAGAACCAAAATATCAATTTTTATTTAATTACATCTTTCCCCTTCCTCGTATAGTCTCTCTTATATCGCTTTTCAATGTTCTTTCAACGACAAAAAATGTGGATGGAACAGCGCACATGTTTGATATGACAAAAGATTCTTTAAAATCAATGTTTTTCAATCTCATCCCCGGAGACCCATGGTATTCTAAACAGGATGAAAAGCTTGAGGCAAAGGGCGGGAATATGGGCATGATGCAGCAAGACAACGATAGTATGACAATGACCGGTCCCGCGAGCCAACCATCAGTGGCAAAAATTGCTGCTAGAGCGGCATTGATATTATTAAAAGCGCAGGCACGTCAATCTGATCCACACTATTCTTTTGTTTCGAAATTAGATGACGTGGGTGCTGCGCCATTTGGTATGACGTGGGGTTCTGTTTTTCCATTTTGGCCTGTGAATTTCTGGCTTGGTTGGGGCCCCCCACTAGGTCCAATTGGCATGGCTGCCTATAGCGCCGGCTTGTTACCTGGAGAAAAAAGAAATAAGAAAAAGAGAAAAGTAATTAAGGAAGAGGCAAAGCCGTGTTCGGACACCTCGTCAAATATACCTATTGTTCCTATTGTGCCTTTTAAATTACCGTAAGCAACCTATTTACCTTAGTATAGGAGAGAAATAGAATGGCCGGAATTTCACCAAAACTACCAGTTGTCCCAGATGAAAATGATGGCTTTAAACTAACCAAGACTTATAGAGAGGTGGTGGTGCAGAATTTTATGAATGTGATGCTAACCTCCCCAGGCGAAAGGGTAATGGATCCAGAATTTGGAGTTGGTTTGCGCAAGTACTTGTTTGAACCAAACGAGTCAAATACGTATTCTGAAATTGAGGCAAGAATACACAGTCAAACTAAAAAATATTTGCCATTTGTTCAAATTTTAAATGTGGAATTTACAGATCCCATTCAAGCCAGTCAAAGCATATTAGATGGGGGAAATTATATGGGTGTACGAGTAACTTTTAAAATAATTCCGCTTGGTGTGGTTGAAACTTTGAGCTTGCCAATTTGCCATAAACAGTCTATTTAAACTAAAGGGAAATATAATATGAGATGTGACAACAAGAGAGATACTAAATTAGTTCCCATTAAATACACCAGTAGAGAATTCGCAACAATTAAAAATGATTTGGTGGAATATGCAAAAAGATATTATCCAGATACTTTTAAAGATTTCAACGAAGCGGGCTTCGGGGCCCTATTTTTAGATACTGTGGCATATGTGGGGGACATATTATCATTTTATTTAGACTTCCAGGCAAATGAGTCATTTTTAGATACAGCTTTAGAATACGATAATATTATAAAGCTTGGCCGACAAATGGGGTATAAATTTAGAGGAAATCCTAGTTCGTGCGGTTTCGCCACATTTTATATTTTAGTGCCGTCTCTCCCGAATGGACTCGGCCCCGACACAAGATATTATCCCATTTTGAGAAAGGGAAGTGAATTTAGAACTGCTGATGGCGTTGGCGTTTTATTAAATGAGAACGTTAATTTCAAACATTCAGACAACGAAGTAATTGTTGCACAGGTGGATGACACAACCGGCGTCCCCACGTCGTATGCTATAAGGGCCATGGGGCAGGTTATTTCTGGAGAATTAACGGAAGATATTGTGACCGTGCCTGAGTTTAAAAAGTTTTTACGTGTTTCGTTGTCTGCTGAACATATAACAGAAATTATTTCTGTTGTAGACACTGAAGGTCATGAATATTACGAAGTTGATAATTTGTCACAAAATGTAATCTACAAGTCTATAGTTAATAGAAGTTCGGATGCCGATAATGTAAAATCTATTTTAAGACCTTTTGTGGTTCCAAGAAGATTTGTTGTCGAACAAGACAAACGCAATAGAACATATTTGCAATTTGGTTATGGATCAGAGACTCAACTAGTTACGGATGCGGTTGCTGATCCAACAACAATTACCTTGCAACAGAATGGTAAAGATTATACCACCGACCCGTTTTTTGACCCAACAAAGTTGACAGAAAGTGATAAATTTGGTATTTCCCCCGCCAACACCAAGCTGACTATAACATATAGAACAAATACTAAAAATAATGTAAACATAGGGGCGAATAAACTGATAAAAGTGGCGAGGCCATTATTTACCTTTTCTGACCTTTCTTCATTAAACAACGACACTGTTAGATTTGTTGCAAACTCTGTTGAGGTGAGCAACGAAGATCCAATTACGGGCGACGTAAGTTTCCCCTCCTCGGAAGAGTTGAAAAGAAGAATTTATGATCACTATGCTGCTCAAAATCGTGCTGTGACTAAGCAAGATTATGCTTCCACGATTTATTCGATGCCACCTCAGTTTGGGGCGATTAAGAGAGCCACAGTGGTTAGAGACGATGATTCTTTTAAAAGAAACTTAAATGTTTATCTGTTGGGGGAAAATAGTGATGGAACATTAACCACAGCAAGCGCCACACTCAAAAAAAATGTAAAAATATGGCTTAACAAGAACCGTATGATTAATGACACTGTAGATATTTTAAACGCTAGAATATTGAATATATCAATAGATTTTGTAATTTTGGCGGATTTAGAATTCAATAAGTTTGATGTTCTTTCGACGGCAATTAGCACCTTAAGAGACAAAATGAAAACTGCAAAAGAGATAGGCGAGGCTTTTTACATAACCGATGTCTATAAAATTTTAAACGATGTTGACGGCGTACTGGACGTTCAGAGTGTGCAAGTTGACCAGAAAACTGGCGCCAATTATGCCGATTTAGATTTTGACATTTATAATTATATGTCTGCTGATGGAAGATACTTTACAGTACCAGAAGATGTTATTGTCGAAATAAAGTATCCACTAGAAGATATCCAGGGAGTGATTAAATAATGCCGATATTAAGATATACTGCCAGTGCCGACACTACAATAACAAATGCTTATAAGCCAAACTTGGTTAATAAGGGCACTGGTTCTAATATGGGCGCAGCAGATTCGTTACAGATATTTTCTATTTATGGTCGTGCAAGCAGTTCAGCCGGAATATTTACTTCTATTGAAAAGTCGAGAGTATTAATCAACTTTCCTATTGGTGATATTCGTGCTGATAGAAATTCCGGCGTGATCCCAGCAAGCGGCAATGTTTCGTTCCATCTCAGAATGTACAATGCTAGAACACCTTTTACACTCCCTAAAGAATATACATTAGTAGTCAACCCAGTATCGCGCTCCTGGCAGGAAGGTTCCGGCATGGACATGGATTCTTATATAGATACTGGATACGCCAATTGGATAGCAGCTTCTAGTGCTAGTGTGGGGGGTGCCATTACGAACTGGACAACTGAAGGTGGCGACTATCATAATTCTGGATACGTTTCTGGTAATATTTTACCACCGGAGTATACACAATATTTCGAAAAGGGAAATGAAGATTTAAATATAGATATATCCACCACAGTAGAAGAGTGGATGGCAAGCAATAAAGGCGCAACCACCAATTATGGAATGGGTATTATGCTGACAGCCAGCCAAGAGGACGGCGGTGAGAAAAAATCTTACTACATTAAGAAATTCTTTTCACGAACTAGTGAGTTTTTCTTCAAGAGGCCAGTGATTGAAGCCCGGTGGGATGATTCAAAAAAAGATGATCGTGGAGATTTTTATCTTAGCAGCGCACTAGCACCAGCAGCTGATAATTTAAATCGACTGTATTTGTACAACTTTATTAGGGGTAAACTTAGAGACATCCCTAGCGTCGGTACTGGGGGAAGCCTTTTTGTGAGCTTGTATTCTGGAACGACTGGGCCATCAAGCCACCGCACAGGTGGTGGCAAACTAAACTTACCTGCGGGTGGCGGTGTTTCTTCTGCGGGCAGTGTCAACATAACTGCATCTTGGGTAAGTACGGGAATTTATTCAGCTTCGTTTGCCACAACTTCTTCCGTTTCTTCTAGCTCTACTGAATATTTATATGATGTGTGGCATAGCCCGGGTGTGGTTGAATACTTTACAGGCTCTGGTATATCTGCAAAAACAATTCAAGCGTCGAATATACAGCCGGCCAACGATTGGGTCACCACAATAACTAATTTGAGACCATCCTATAAGCGTGTAGAGCACCCCAGATTCAGAGTGTTTACGCGCCAACAAAATTGGAATCCAACTATTTATTCAAAAGCGACCACTGCGATTGAGCCACAAATTCTTAGAGATGCTTATTATAAGGTTTATAGGATATATGATAATACAACCGTGGTAGAATACGGAACAGGGAGCATCAAATATACTCAATTATCATATGATGCCAGTGGCAGCTATTTCGATTTAAAAATGAATCTTTTGGAAGCGGGATATGCTTATGGGATTAAAATAATGTCTCTCAATGACGGTGTTACTTACGAACATCCAGAAATTTTTAAATTTAGAGTAGATTAATTATGCCAAATATTAAAGATCTCTTCGAGAATCAAAATAAATCATATCAGGTTTTGTCATCGAAAAACATAAGTGATTTAACAGCTAGTGACGATGTAGAGTCTTTCGGATATTTGCAGGCATACAAGAAGGAAGATGATAGGTTTTTCCCTGCAGCAGACTATACCAAACCAGAACATTTTGTTAAATACGGGTCTGCCAAAAGATACTATGTTGATTCAATTAGAAGAATTTATCGTATGTATCCATATGATGGGTCACATAAAGAAAAAATTGAATGGCATAATTCTTCTTCATACTTAGATAACTTTATTTTCAATACTGAATATCCTCGAACTAACGGATTTTTGAACCTTGCTGTGCCCTCTTATGGCACGATGACGGTTTATGGATTTAGCAGCACATCATTGCGGTCTGCTTTTGCATCGTCGTCAACATCGCAATATGTTTCTATTGTTGGCGGCCCACACGCCGCTGCTGTTATTGACACGGAAGATGACACGACACCAAAAGATTATAAATCTAAAAGCGCCAAGAGTTCATACGTGTCCACACTCGCCAATATATACGACGTCAGCAAGAGGAGAGCATCGAATCTGGCTATGGACGGCACACCGGGTAATACCGTTGAATGTTGGATCAATTCATATAATGTAAAATCTGGTTCCGATAGTCTCACGACTGCTTTATTCGATTTATGGAATGGGCCCCCTGGTGGTTATGAATTATCAGATATACATACGGCTCTTGGCAGCGCAAGCTATGGTCGTTTTCTAATTGAAAAGCGCGTCTTTCGCGACAAAGGGCTTCCGCACAAGGGGGCTAATTTTCATGTAACATATATGTCTGGCACAAGCGGCGTTGAAAGGGTGCCTGTTCTACTTACGGGCACCGTTGGCAATATAACGTCTTCTGGTGATTGGAACCACGTAGCTTTTAGTGTAAAAAACAGCGGCCTTAGTGACAGCGATAGGGGACTAGAGGTTAAAACCTATTTAAACGGAGAGTTGGTTGACAGAATTCTAACAGGAAGTTCGGTAGGGGAGGTTACAGGTACATTAAATGCTAATTTGGGCGCCTATAGATATTTCCCAACTAGCGACATCAAAGTTGCAGCCATAGAAACACATGCGCCATCTGTTACTGATTTTGAAGGATGGGGCTCTCTTTCCGGCGCGTTAGACGAATTTAGGTTTTGGAAAAAGGCCAGAACTTCCCAGGATGTCGGGCGCAACTGGTTTACTCAGGTACATGGAGGCACAAACAGCGATGATGCCAACACCGATTTGGGTGTTTATTATAAGTTTAATGAAGGGAACACGACTTCCGCGTCTTTTGATTTGACGGTGTTGGACTATTCTGGCAGAATATCCAATGGTACGATTAAGAATTATACTACAGGAATGCGACACACTGGATCCGCCATGGTTGTCGCCAAAGCAGCAGATCAGGAATTCAAAGACCCTATCATTTATTCCTTCCATCCAGACGTTAAACGACTATTTGACAGTAAAGAGCAACTTGGCGAACATTACGATTACACTAACAATTCTTCTATACGAGGCACCTTTCCAGATTGGATATTGGATGAGGATGTTGAGAAGGGCGGCGGCCATTTAGGCAATATAATACAGATTATTTCACAATATTTTGACAATGTGCAAGTATTGACTGATTATTTAAGCCACCTTAAAGATATTGAATATACAAAATATCGAGAGATAATCGCCGCTTGCAAAGACAACGGGGGCTCCTTTTACAGTGAGCTTGCGGCCAATGTGGACTCATCACTGTCTTCTAGTTTTGCTAGTAAGCCGTTGCCGTTTAGTAAACATTTATTAAATTCTGTAGGATTAAATGTACCAGAGTTATTTGTTGATGCGACAGTTTTAGAAGCGCTGTCTTCTAGAAACGAAGACGAAATTTTTAAAAACAAAATAGCCGAGGTTAAAAACCAAATATATCAAAACATTTATAATAATATAAATTATATTTTTAAATCCAAGGGGACTGAAAAGGCATTTAGAAACCTAATCCGCTGTTATGGCGTTGATGAAGAATTGGTAAAAATAAATTTATATGGGGACAATGTTACTCACGAGATAAGAGATAATTATAGATCCACAGCCGCAAAAAAGGCATACGTAGATTTTAATAGCAATGGCAGGTTTTCCTCCGTTGTTTATCAAATGACAGCCAGCACTTTGCCGTATTCCAATAACGCTACTTCTTCGTACATACCTTCAACCGCAGACCTCCCAGGTGGTGGTTTTGGTATGACTTTTGAGACAGAAGTGCTGTTTCCAAAGAAGGCGAAGAACAACCCTGGTTATCAACCATATGACTATTTGACCGCTTCACTTTTTGGCATTCACACTGCGTTGACTAAATCAACTCTTGACACGTCGCTTTTTGCTGGCGAAACAACGTGGGGATCCCCGGATTTTTCTGAATTTAAAGTATATGCGGTAAAAGACGTCAATGAAAGCCATCCACGCTATGCGGGTGATGCATATTTTCAACTCACTAGCTCTGCTCTTGGAATCAATTTAACTAGTAGTGTTTTCAAGGGTATTTATGATAATGAGAAGTGGAACCTCGCGTTTAGAATTAAACCAACAAAATACCCATGGGCCAACAGTGTTGTTAGCAGTACTGGTTCTCTGTCCTCGTATGAAGTATCACTTTACGGTGTAAATACTAATTTAGACATTGTTTCGAATGAGTTTTTATTATCTGCATCGGTTGATTCGTCACATGCAAATAATTTCCTTTCAGGTTCCAAGAGATTGTATCTGGGGCCACATAGAACAAACTTTACCGGAGCTATTCTATCGAGATCGGATGTTAAAATTTCTTCCACTAGAGCATGGATGGATTACTTAACTAACGATGAGATAAAGGCCCACGCCAGGGACGCAGAAAATCGTGGCGTTTTACATCCTTATAGGAATGCATTTGTATTCCAAACCTCGTCCAGCCCATTTTATATTCCGCGCTCGGATCTGATGATATTTGAATGGGATTTCTCGCAAGTCACGTCTTCTGACGCCCTGGGGCAATTCCAGTTCCAAGATATTAGCTCTGGGTCCACAAGTGCAAACTATGAGCCCTGGGGAGTTACAGACGATAGATACGGCGGCTTGCGAGATATTTTAAGAAGCCAGTATGCTGGAGTTGGGAATCTATTCCCGGCAGGAAGTAAGGAGGTTGTGCAGAGAGAATATATCTATTCGGCAAAACAAGTTCCACCTGAAATTATTAATAGTTCGGATATGGTTAGTATATTAGAGCGCGATGATCTCGTATTTACGAAAGAGAGTCGCCCTATCGACTATTTCATAGCTGTTGAAAAAAGCATGTATCAAACAATCACACAAGAGATGTTGAAAATGTTTGCTACAATACAAGATTTTAACAATCTTATTGGTGAGCCGGTTAATCGATATCGTGGCCAATATAAAGATATGGAAAAGTTGAGGAGCTTGTTCTTTGAGAATATCGGGAACTCTCCAGACCTTGATAAGTATGTTGATTTTTATAAATGGATTGATGCTTCAATAACCAAATTCTTAGAACAATTTTTCCCAGCATCTGCAAATTATGCAAAAGACATGAGGACTGTTGTTGAAAATCATGTTTTAGAAAGAAATTCATATAGAACCAAGTTTCCAACTTTAGAAATGAAGCAGGAAGACCCTGAAACAACAATATTGGGCATTAACGAATTGACATATAATTGGAAGTATGGTCATGGACTTCTGCCCTCGGATGAAGTAGAATCTAACAATTGTTTGTGGTGGGGGCAGAGAGCAGAGCGAGGGAATCACAGGATTAGCCAGAGTGTGGCTGCAGTTAATGATGATCGTGCCACCATTTTACACGTTGCAACCACTGATAATAGCGGGTCTTACTTAAAAAGAATACAAGGGTCCACATATGTCCTTAGAAAATTATCTCGACCCTATAAAGAAGGGGTCACATTCAGCGAGCAAGTGCATGGCGGTGTAAACTACCCCGGCAATAAAACTGGTGATTTTTATAAAGCCAAAGTGAGAGAGTTTGGTAATGATAATACTATCACATTTGATAGTGAAAGGATTTTTTCTGATTCGGAACGCAATTGTGACGACGATGATAATACCAAATATAAGGAAAAATTAAAATTTGAATTGAAGCCGTCAACGGAGCCAAGCGCTTTTAGGGGAAGTTTGATTGCTCCCTTTAACATGTATTACAAAGATACAGCGATGACAGCCAGTTCTATTATTAGAGATATTGCTAATGAAGTTGAATTTGTTAATTTACATGCTGACTCATACGGGCCGAATAATGAAATATCTATGCAGAGTCCTTTTACGGAAAAATATGTCGGAGGAAATCAACATAGACACGTTGCTTTAAATAACCCCACAGGCACCACTGAAAACGATTTGGATAATCCGCTTACTAGGCCAGAAGCTTTTGTCATAAAGTTGGACGGAGAGAATAGAATACAAGGTCCAGATTATGGCAATGCCCACAAGCCAAGAGCGACATATACTCGCGAGCCACTGGCAAAACGTCCGCTTAATATTAAAAATATTTTGCAAAGAACAGGATCGACACCATCTACAATTATTGGTAACTATACTAAAAATTATGAAGTGGTGCAAACTTCTGGCCGCAAAACAAATAATAAATATTTCGTTGAGGCCACTGGGACTGGCTTTGGGCATTTGACGGACACAACTGGCTTGTGGGCCTCCCCGGAAGTTCCGTTCTTATCTGGAAATTTCGATTTTGTCTTACCAGCGCGGAAAGTCTATAACACTATTTTCGCAGAGAAGTTTTCCGCACCGGGCAGTTTTGAAGTTATTTCTCGCGGATATACTGATCCGTTTTCGGAAGAATATTCTGTGTATAATGCGCTGCCGTTTAGAAATTTAACTGTGCGCGGAAGGAGCTTTAAAAAATTATCTTGGGAAACAAAGGGGACTTCCCATAAGCCAAGTGCAAGGCTTTTGATGAGCGCGAGTATTTGGTCCACATCTTCTCTCGGACTCAGATCACTGCTCACCAGACATGCTGCGTGGGGAGGATATGATTACGATGCCCATACGAGTGCGTCTTTTCACAAGGTAAACAGAAATGCGCTCCGAACCATCGAATACGATGGGGAATCCACGACCGCCTTCTTAACGGGCACCCAACATGACAATTGGTGGGTTCAGCATGCTATACCAAGAAGCGATTTGCAATATACGTGGATTACGGCATCAATAAATCAAAGCGATCCCACTAATGTTTTTGGGTTTGGTTACTTCCCCCCTTATGGCGAAGTTTCAAGCTCTGGTGGGGGTTGGGAGTCGGCTGTTAATTTCATCACCGCCAGTTGTGTGGGGGGTTATAGACTCGCCTCGCTGCGGGTGATGGGTGAGGATATTGGCTCTGGCAAAATCAACTTTATTCCAAATGATTTTGTTGGCTTGAATACAAATATAAATGATCCAATAAGCGCCAGTGCAAACACCGTTGGATATCCCAGCGGAGCTTTTTTCTATAAAAGTCCCACCGCCAGCCCCGGGACCTGGAGATATTTCGGGGGCTTGGTTCGTTCAGGGTTTGCCGGCAAATGGTCTGCGCTTATATTGAACGGTTTGAATCATCATCGCAACGGACCTTACCAACATCCCACGTGGAAGCAGATACGAACCGGAGAAACTGCAATTGCAAGGCACCACAAGAAGAATAATACGTTTTCCATATCGGTTCGTAATGAGGAAAACATTAATAAATTCACAGTATTTCCGAGGCTGTCGAAGTTGGAAGACTTGCGTGGCTTGCTTTCTTATAAAGATATGCAGGGCTTCGGCCATAAGATTTCGAGAGCTTCTGTCACCAATGAGAACTACACAGAGCCGATGATAACATCGAAGTTTTCTCCAATCAGGCACACATTAGATACTGTTAACGACAAAATACTTTCTGAATTGGTTGTGGATCACACATATGCAAACAACTTGGTCACATTCGCCAACCCAGCCTTGGCATCGAGAATTGAACTTGCGATGGGCGGGCGCAATGATATTAGACCACTTAAAGAAGCTCAAGAACAAATTTACGATAAACTAGTTCACACTTATATTGGGGGCACAATCCCAGCGGATTCTAACCCGATCAAAAGTTTCAAAAACATGATCTATAAGGAAACGGTTTATCCCAAGCACCAACATTCTTATCTTGATAAGACCCGAGGGAGAACTAAATATACAGAAACAATAACTGATCTTCAGTCGTCCGATTATACGAAGGCCCTGGGTGAGCAAAGGACTTTTTGGAAGGATTCCACTCCTTATCCGTTGCCGAACGGACGCTCCCGAGGCGCGACATATGCCAGAAATGCTCTCGGGTATATAGTAAGCGATCCGAAAGAAACAGGTGCTTGCCTCGACGGCACGACCTTTGCTACAGACCTTAGTGTGTGGCCATTAGACGTAACCCTGTCCAATGTTGATGCCGGCCTAACAAACCTGCAACCAACAGGTTCTGCGAATGGCCAACTCTCTGTTGACACGACGACACCAACTCTGATTAAAATGGAGCGTAATCGCTCATATGATGTTCCAACGGCTTCTTTCTGTTATGAATATCACAATCAACAATATATTTTCATGCCGCATAACACAGTGGGCACCGCTTCTGGAGGTCCCTCTGCGAGACCACACACTCAAGTTATTCTATCCCCCCTTATTCCCAAATGGCAAACTGGCCAGTTGGCCAATAAGAGCCCGTGGTTTAATACATATGAAGACTATGCTTTAGATATTAGGTCTATGGCCCAAGAATATACGGTAATACCAGAATTTAGAATTTCTGAACACATGGGCTACTATTTGGACAAGGGTGGAGATTTCCGCTCCATAAACAATAAATTCATGACACTTGAAGGCGGCGCCCTGTCACAAAGTGCCGCCACCGAAGAAGGGGTCTTCGACAGTGCATTTTTCAACGAGTATAGTCATAGCGACTTCTTAAAGCATTTTGAAATTATAGAAAAACAACACGAGGGCATATCTGAAGCAACGCAAGTAACAGTCAAGTGTCACGGTGTTAAAAAACTATTACCGTATAATGGATTTTATCCTGTTCTTAGAACAGTTCAGCTTGGCAACTTGTTTTCACAATCTTTTGCACCGTTTTTAACTGGAAGCACACAATTTCAGACCAACCCATATGCAGAGAGACTGTCTTCCATGATGCAACCATTTTTTAATCCCGGCATATTATACAACACTATTAAATCAGGGATTGCCGTTGATTGGGTCGCCCTTACGGGTTCGGATATTAATCAGGCTTCGACCAACGAGACCTTTTTAACAGGTAATGCCGGCACATTCCGTCTCCCGTTTGAATCTTTGGTTGACCCCGCTGCGTATTTGCCAACTCCGACAGGTTCATCTATACACGACGGAAAAAGCAGCCTCTATTACGCGGATACCACCACCTATAGAGGCAGTCAGGAACACGTCTCCAGCTCTTTTTCAGTTTGGAAGGGTCAGTCGAAACCACATTATAGTATGGCAATGAACAATTTCTTGGCGGAGGTGCCAAGCTTTTTCTTAAAAGGTGGCAGATTTAAAAATCTTATTTCTGGCCCCGAAAGCGGAATAAAACCGTTTGTTTCTGGTGTCACATATTATATGGACTTGGTGACCTACAAAACAGACGATTTTAAAATGTACGAGGGTCCACAAAGGGTCACGGGATCAAGCCTCGCATTTGGTCGAACGCCTGTGCAATGCCGGGGAACACATTACGGACCCGCCTTTGCTGTAACGGGAACTAGTGATTTAACGCGCCCAACAAACTGGAGATTCGATCCAGCGTTCGCCCCATATACTCCACCATATTTTTATGGCAAGTCTATTACAACTTTTGTCTTTAAACCACATCATTTGTGGGAGATGCTACCTGGAGAATCTCAAGCGATTGGAGATCAAACCGGATTTACAATGAACGATGTTCTCGGCTGGATCAAGGATTACGGCACAGTTCACAGCAACACTCAAGAGCTTGATGAGAGGGGTTATTTAACAGGAGCCCTAACTGCGATTCCAAAGAATAAAGAGCACCCACCACAATACCAAGAGTGGGCAACCGCAGCAAGAGAACAAATGACGAATGCCTCTTCTTTTAATTTGTTTGATATAATTGAAATACCGTCTGTGGAATTCAATCCTCAGACAAATCAACCTATAAAAACGACAAATGCGAAAACTAATAAGTTTTGGTCTATTTCTCCAAAATTTGAGTGCCCAACATTAAACTTCTCTGGAACTGTAAGCACTAACGACATATTCCCCGACGCCGCAGACGGCATCGATTGTAACACGAGAGGAATGTGGAGGGGCTATGGGGATGCGCCCAAGAGTGATCAAGGTATCTTCTTTGAAGTTAAAGAAACATATCCAACAATTACTTATGCCGCCAAGGCATCTAAGAACTTCGACCCCCTTCAGGGTTCTAGTGTTAATCCGCCACTTAGTGCTTCGCTGATGCAGCACCTTGGTTTTAAAACTGGTTTAAGACGTCGTGTCGGGGAAGTGGCAGAAACGAAGAGAATTTATGAAGCAGTTGTGGCCATTCCTTTTAAAGAGACCAACGGAAAGAAAAAGTTTTTCCCAATAATGTCTGCGACGGATCCGGTAATGAGATCGATTTTATCTCGTAAGGTGGTCAAATCTATCCTTGGTCAGGGAGAACCTGTGTCTCCAGATATATATGTTCCAGGGGATTCTATTATCAACATGGTTGAAACTATGCAAAATTATGTTTTCCCCCCGAATCTGGATTTCATCACGAATGAGGATGTGGCTCCGTTTTGCATGTATATATTTGAATTCGATCATGAGTTAAACAGGCAAGATCTTGAAGATGTTTGGCAGGGCGTAATGCCCAGAATATCAATGACGGCGGAAAAACAAACATCCACTATTAGTCACTTTTTGACCAATAACGAATTGCTCAATGACACGCCGATCTCAAAAGATCTGAGATGGATGGTGTTCAAAGTTAAACGGAAAGCGCAAAAGAGTTATTATAATTCAACACTAACGGCCAAAGATGATCAGAAATATAAATTCAATTTGGGGGATGCCGGTAGCGAAGGAGAGGTGCCGAACTATTCTTATAACTGGCCATATGACTTCTTTAGTTTGGTCGAGTTGGCAAAAGTAAACACAGCCGTGCAGATTGGAGGTGCAATGCCAGTCACGCCACCGGACATTACAGCGGATGCCGAAGAGCCGATGCCCGTGGCTGTTAAGCCGCCCGTCCAGGGAGGTCCATCAGAAATACCACCAGAGGATGCCGTTATGGAAGATAAGAATGCCATGAAACAAAAACCGGGCGCCAAGAAGATGTTCAAAAAGCAGGTGATGAAGGCTGGCCAGTCATCTGCGGCCAATCAGGCGATGCAGGCGGAGACCGCAGCAAAAAATGCGGCAGAACCGGGCACAAGATAATAGGGAGATATTTTAGATGACATTTTTTAATAAAAAGGAAGAAGTGTTAGATATAGAACTAACTCAGTTCGGAAAGTATCTCGTATCTCAGGGAGAGTTTGATCCCACCTATTACGCCTTCTTCGATGACGATATTGTTTACGACGGAAGATATGGGGGCTTAATAGCGGAAACCGGCAGCAACCAAAGCTCGATTGAAGTGAGGATAAAAGATGTCCCAAGAAATCATGCTCAATATGTATATACTGGTATAGAATCACAGGTCAGGAGAAACAATCGTTTAATTCGAACTGGCGAACTATTGCACGATGGGAAGACGCTGTTTTTGGGTAAGAAAGATCCCAATTTAAAGATTTTTGAACCTGTAGGCGATAAGAACTTTTCTTCTTATGCACCACTTGGGTCTTCCGATCTGGTCAACGACAAGTCGCCCGCATGGAATATCAAATTATATCATGGGGAGATCGACACGTCATCGATTCAATTGACTAGCTCGGCCACTGCCGTGGGGATGAAAATTCCTCAACTCAATGCCACAATAGAATATATTACTTCTGTTACTGGCCCGAACGACAAGTCATTATCGAGTGGTCAAAGTTGCGCAAACCCATTTCAGGCACAACAGCCTTCGGATGTGACCGAGGCAGATGTGCAGGACGAGTTGTATGGCAGCGACGAAAAGACGTCTGGCCTTACATCTGAGGTTTATGACGAGTTTGAAGACGACTCCAGAATCAGAGTAAAGAGAGGTCAAATAATATTAAAAGCTGAAGAGTTTAACACGGCCTATGTTAATGAAAATTTTGATGTAGAAGTTTTTGAAATGACCAGTTCGGTTAATATTGCTGGAGAAACTGAAGATGTGTGGGTGCCATTATACTTTCAAAGAAAGGTGGACGAAAATGGTAATTATATGCGAGTCAAATCGGAGGATGATTTGTATGATGAATTGGATGATACTGACAGCAGTTTTGTTAATTATTTTCTTGATTTAAATGCCGACAGGGATATATTAGAAGAGTTCCTGTGTCCAATTATAGCAGAAGAGGAAAAAGTGGGTGGAAGAGATATTTATGATATGGGATATAGATACATATGTCCCGATGTAGACTTGCTAAAGAGGGCCGCCCAAATTGGCGGAAGCGTCATAGAAGATACATATGTGGGATCTATCCAACAAGAAGATATTGAGGAATGTGATTAATGACAGTAGCGGTAGTCAGCAATGAGAGCATTATAGGGTCTTTAACACCGAATGTTTATGTTAGTAACATTTCTTTGGAGAGCACCGGTCAAACAATTTTAAATGATAAAAATACTAGCACGGTCAGCATACACACTGCTTATACAGAAAAAAATCCCACTTGGATAACCAAAACAAAGGCGCAGGGAGAGGATCTACTTACTAATCCACCCTCTGTTCAATACAGTCCTTCGAAATTAAAAATCAATATAGATATGGTTTTGAAAGAAATGACGGCAGGTGTGGGGCAATTTTGGGTTGGTTTGCCAAATTATCATGAGTATGTGAGTATAATTTCTTACTTTACGACACACTCTCTTGCAACCAAGATTCTTTCTATAGGTTCTAACTCGATAAATTTTACTTTTATTACTGACGAAGGCGTAGAAAAGATGGCTTTGTCCATAATTTCTCTTATAAAAAATAATTTATTAACCAATATGGAGAAAGAAGCCTTAATGGGTTTGGGCCTAAGCGATGCCTCTTTCAAGGCTCCGTTTCAATTGGCAATAAAGCCGCCTGAAAATTACGATTATAAGGCTGGCTGGAATGATTTTCAATCTAATCTTATAAATTTTTTGCTCGACCACACTGAGGCTGCAAATATAGATACTCTGGCAAATATAATGAAGAGTAACATGGCAAATTATGAAAATACCACGACACCTTATCTTGAGGTGGATGCGTATGGAAAGACCATGAACAATTATAAATTCACCAAGCAGCACACACATGATGTTGGAAATCCTCGGCATTTGTCATTTTCTGCCATGAGCTATTTGAACCTGGAACAGATGACTGCCGATCTGGGTATAGATTTTAATGTGTCTAACATCCCACACGGGAAATTGACATATGAACAAATCATTGATAATTTTAAAGTTAATACAAAATCTTTTATTTACATAGATCCTTTGGACAATAGTATATGGGCTGGCCCTGTTCACAAAGCTGAACAAACCAGCGAAGCTAAAGAGTTGGATGTGGGATCGGAACACTGGCGAACTGGCCACACTGAGACAGCCGATTCATTTACTGTTAACAAGACTGTGGTAACAAATGCTAAAATACACGACTTCAGAATAGTTGAGAGAATTGAGAAGATTAATCTTGACCTATCCTTCTTGGAAACACAGGTTTATAATAAAGAACTGACGAGTAAGCATATAACAAGGGACAAAACAGAAGTTTTAAAACAGCCTGCTTATTTTACACCGTTGCACATAGGCAGAGACGCGGATGGTAATTGTAGATTCATGTTTGGTCTGGATCACTATACGATGTTAATAGAGAACACTTTGTTTGGAAAGATCTGGCAACCATTTAGTCCTTCTCAGTTAGAAGATTTGCAGTTAAATACTAAGTTGGTCAACCTCAAAGTGAAGAGAAGAAGGGTTGAAAACATTTCTGCCCCCAATCGCCTTGGCGGTCTGGAGGTGGATGAGAAGCCTTTCAAGACTGGCTATTTGGGAGAGCCCCACATAGATGAAGAGGAGATAATAGAAACTATCGCTGTTGGCAAGGACAGCGGCACTAATGGCTTTACAGTAAATCCTTCTGGTGGGAAACTAAAAGAAGTTATTTTGTCAATGCCGCAACCGGGCGCCCTTGGAAACAATTACCACAAGTATGGAATCCGGTTCTTCACAGGAACAGACCCAGAAATGACCAGCATTACAGATGGCCATTATCAATATGGTGTTGAGTTAGAGATTATAGATAATACTGTTAATTTTATATTGGAGCAAATTGGCTTATTATATGAGAGCTATCATTCACTAAGCTCCTATTACGAAGAGGCAATTCTACCACAGGCATACGATAGTCGCAATAACAGATTTAGACAAACATTCGGGGAAAAGTGGCTATTCGACCCCACGCTGGAAAGGCCCTGGGTAAATGCTATAACTATTCTTGTTAATGTCATTAATCGCTTTCGCTCGCCCGAGAATCCTCTGCAATCTATGTCTGATGACTATATGGCTGTTAATGCGTCTGTATTTAATATTCCTTCGGTCCAATTTGGTTTGACGACTATTAGCGATCCTATTACTGGGACTCCACGAGGTATTAACGCATTAAAAAAAGTAATGCTCGATGTTTGTAAGAAGTTGTCTAAAATGGCTGGCACAACTTTAAAGCGTTTTGATGACACGCCACATGTGGATGATCAAAATTTTGATGTTGTAAAAGAGCCCCAACAGGCCATGTATAAAACAAAGGCGACTGATAAAAGAACAATAAAAATAAATTATTGGTTTTCTAATTTGTTTAATAGTGATATTCCAAAACATTTCGGATATGACTATTTGTCTCCTAGTGGAAAATATATAACAAGCCAAGTTTCAACTGGCTTACACACTATTAAGGGAGGGGATTTTAAAAATCGCGTCTCGCAAGAAATATTTAAATACTTCAACACTGATACATTTAACGACGGCACGTTTGACATAGTAGATGTTGAAAATGGATTATCTTACACTCAAGATGATACTCCATATAACACTGGTTACACCTTCTTTACGCCATCTAATATTAATTTTAAAAAGGCCGGCAAAAAAACTTCCCCCGGATTCAAAGTCCCAGTGGTGCCAATGGGCACTTCTCCTGGCAGCAATAAGGACCAAACTTCTAGTGATCTTGTTTCCAAATCTGCGTGGTCTATGCTAAATCCTGGGGTTTCTTTGCAAGATTGGAAAACGTTTTCCTTTATTGCGAGCAAAATAATGAATTATAACTTTAGTGGTCGCTTGTCGTACTCTGACTCCACCACATCTCAGAGCACAAAAACGCTTTATTCTGATGTGCAAGATAAAATTAAGTTTCATTTAAATGAGATTCTGTCACATAAAAATTGTACTGCTGTGATGAAAGCGGATACGAGCAAACAAGAAGAGGACGCAACAGTGATGGAAGATGCGTCAAATTATTTTGCCAAGTCTTTGATTGATAGTTCGGATAAGATCGATGAAAATTTGGTTCCAACAGACAAAAAACTTGATCCCTTAACAGTTAGTTATACTGGTGGCTCACAAAATTCTTTATTTTTGGCCTTGACACACCAAATTGCCAACCACTGTCTTGAGGGTGATAGTAAGCAAGACGCCCAGTTCCATATTAATTTCTTTACTCCTTCTACGGACACGGAAGACACTATTATACCATATTTGAAAGCACAAGATGGAGTTGATGTAGAAAGTGAATTGGAAGCTTTGCCCAACGCCATCAAGTCGCTAATACTTTATACAAATAAGCAAGCCCAGGTTAGATATCCGTGGCAGCAAATTGGAAAAAATGTTATGTTGAATGCCAGTTATAAAGGCATGTTTTCTTTAAATTATCAAAATATAAAAAGGATAGAGGTCCTCACCGGGTTTGAGCAAACATATGTTCCAAATGGAACACAAGCACTTATTAACAGCCCGTTGTGGCAACCTCTTACTCAGCAAATATTTGATCAAAATGTTGGGCAGAGTTTGTTTTGCCGGCTAAAGTCTTATATAAATCCAAAGCTTGGAGTGGGGCTCCCAAGTTGTTTGGAGATGCCCGTATTTCATGAGCATTTTATTTTAAACCCTTCTGATGAAGGCACAATACAAACAGATTTCCCACCTGTCCCGTTTGATATACCGCCCATGGAAGAGATGCCGGGTGCAGAAATAATCTTTGCAAAAGAGCCTCCCCCGCAGACACCTGTCCCAATTCCACCACCAGCCCCCGCCGGAGGTGAGACCGCCCTCTCTAAAAGGACGGGCGTAAAAACCAACAAGGGAGGTCAACCCCCCGCAGCTGCATCGGCTCGAAAGAAGGGGGCCTTGGCAAATGTTGTTGCTGCAGCTGATAAGAGGAAAAAAGGTTCAGGCCCAGCACCGAGGGTACCAATAGGCGCCCCATCGTCCACAAGACTAGTTGGCGGCACCACAACAGGAGCCCCATCGGATAAGAGAAAAACAGGAACCAGTGCTGGTTCGGCTGCGAAAAGAAAAACTGGGGTTAGTAAAATTGCAGCAGTCGCTGCCGACAAGAGAAAGACTGGAACTGCCGCTGTCACGAAGGCTAAGAGGCAAGGCGCCCCCGGAGTTGATCTGGGTGGTTTACAGAAGTCGGCATCGAAAGACGCAAGAAAGGGAACCCAGCCACAACCTCCTTCTGCAGATCCCCGATTGACCGCTCCACCGCCGCAACCCCCTCCCAAGCCGCAGAGGCTTACGGATTATATGAGCACCGGCGTTGGAGTTGAGCCTCCAACAGAAGAAGAAATAAGAGTTGCGAAAGAGGTTGTGACTAAGCAGGACCCGGCAGATCCAAGACTAACAGCTGCCGCAGGCCCATCGGAAGATCCAAGAGTGACCGGGCCATCATCCACGAAGACACACGGCGCCCCACAGCCGCCAACACATGCCCCATCTGGGGATGCTATGGCTATCCCGGTACCGGGTTTTATGAAGGGTTTTTAGATGAGAGATATATTTAAGGAAGGTGTTTAAAAATGTTTAAAAATTTCTTTCTCCCTCCAAAACTCACTGGAGACCCAACATTCGGGGCTGGAAATACCGGTGTGGAAGTTCCCCCTACGGAACTGGGCCCTCATGGTAAAGAAAAGCTAATAGTTGTAAAAGACACATATTCGCCAAATGGAACTGACGTTGACAGACTTAGCGGAGAGTATAAGTTAGGTCAAGGTGGAGCCGCTGATATATTCAGAGACTTTATAGGCAAGGTTTGGACAACAACAGAAGCCTCAATGGGCAACCCAAAACAAATGATCTTTTTGAATCCGAAAATGGGGACAGAGAGTGGGAACTCTGCCGCCAGCATGCCGTGCGATATTTATACCGATGAGGCAAATATAGTTGAAGATGATTTTTGGACCGTCTGGAAACAAAGCATTTATGTAGATCCAGACGCACGTTGGATGTGCGAACACATTGCCAAACCTGCATTTGGCGGCGATATTTCTGATGATGTGGTTTCGATTGTGGCAAATTTTTTGTCGAATCCCAATAGCACTCTATCACCATATGAAAATATGAAAACATCAGACGCCAATAAGGCAGCAGAGGTTGTGTCTTATTTGCTTAAGTGGTGGAAGAATGCGCTTGATTTTGATAATAAGATGCCCTTATCACCATCAGACCCAAACCAGCAACAATTGATTAATAGGTTTGTTCTCTATCAAGATTATAATTTTATTGTTCCGTTGCCATTTGATATTAGTATGGCTAATAATTTACTGGGGGTAAAGCCTCTCATTGCAGATTTGAAATCTGCGTATAATTTTTATATTGATCCATATGAGTGTTTCGTAAAAACTGCCGGCGTTCAGGAACAAATAATTCCAAATATTTATGCATTTATTTCGTCTTATATACCCGAGAATTATCAGAATGAAAATTATAGCACTAGCAAGAAATTTCAAGATTTGATCAGCTTAAACAATCTTCTCAAGGGATATGATGGTTCTTCTCTCGTGACGACCCCTTTTATGGGTAAAGGTGGGACCACAAAAGATGTCCCGGCAGCTGTAAATGATTATTATAAATCGTGGACAACCGTTTTGCAAAATGCTAATGAGAAGCAGTTGGAGGCTTTATCGCCCTTAGTCAAAAGATATTCAAATTTGCTTTTCCCGATGGACGACAAAGAGATGCTCAAACATTATAATAATTGGAGGCACATGTTCCCAATGTATAATGATTTGAGATTTTCGACTGGTATTTTAACGCAGTTCGGAGATCTATTTAGGGCCACTAAGTTATCACACCACTTTATGAACTATTATATGCTTGTTGGCGAATTGTTGAACCAGCCAATGCCGATGATTATGAAAAAGCAAGAAAAGTTTGTCACGCAAGAGGTGAGTCAAATAAACTCCAGCAAACTTACTTCTGCGGGAACTCCCGATGCTAGCGATCTTTTCCTCAATATAAATTCCGAAGACGAAATGAAAGTCATGGGACTAGAGCCGTGGCTCGCTAGTATGGATATAATTAATTTATTTCCAAGTTCTGGAGGGACATCATTCGCCGGCGGCGGCTTTAATGTTACTGCAGACGAAGAAGAATTTATCTCCTTACAGGGAGGTCTTACCAATTTAGAGAACATACAAGATCTTCTTGACAATGTTGATGTTCAGAGCCTTTTTGAAGAAAACGCAGTTTTTATTACTAAAAATAAGAATGAAGATTTAGCCGCTGTTGATTCTTCTAACAACCTAGAAAGAACACTTTTAGCAGCGATACTTGTTGGCAAAATAAGAAAGATAGCTAAACAGTATGTTCGCGATTACACAAAAATTGCCACTGGACAAACAGCTTACTCTGAAGCGCTTATGTATAAAGTGCAAAAGTATAAGCAAGTGGAGACAGTCGATGACATGCCAGTCCTATTCCCCTGGGTTGGAAAATCAAAATTGCCATTTAAGTTTGGGAAAAAGAGTTCCAACCAGAAGTCCTTGGATAAGCTTTCCGGAAATACAAATCAGACTGATAGTGGCTTCCCTGATGACGGTGGCATCTCTGGTGGGGTAAAAGTACAGACATATTACTTTTTAAATTCGAGCGAGATAGATATTTTAAGATTTATTGATTCGCAAGTTGCTTATAAAACAAAGTATTTTTATAAGGTTTCATCTGTACAACTGGTGGTTGGAACTGAATATTCATATGAAGATGTTGCACTGCTTAACACGAAAATAGACAGCGCAATTCAGTATCTCGATGATTGGATCCCATATGCGGAAGCCACGACGACAGCCCCAGAGGCAATACCCGATATACTTGTACAAAAGGGGAGCTTACTCAGCACACGAGTTGGGGTGCGTTTTAAACCAAAATTGAATGTTGTAGAAGTTCCTTTCACTCAAATGAACAGTAGAATCCTGGATAGACCACCCATATTCCCAGATTCATATATCGTACCGTACAAGGGTGTTAATAATAAAGTATTGATTAATTTAAATAGTCAAGTCGGTTCGTATAACATGATGCCAATAGCCCTGACACCAGAAGAAGAGAAAGAATTCATGCTGATGAGAGAGGCACAGAATGTTGTTGATCTTGATAAGCCCATACAGTTTAGGTCAGACGACCCTGTAGCTGGGGAAGGATATTTCCAAATCTTCAGAACCGATAAGCGGCCTGAAGAATATAAAGATTTTGCCAACAAACTAGTCCAGAATGTGTCCACTGCGATTCCTGGTTCTGACTTGCTTGATGCCTCTTCGGCTGCCTTCGTTGACACGATTGAACCGAATAAAAAATACTATTATATTTTCAGGGTGGTTGACGTCCACGGTAATTTTTCAAATCCATCTTCGGTATTTGAAATCGAGATGATTGATGATAATGGAACCGTCTACTTCAAGCAGAGGGTTGTTGAACTTAAAAAGATAGAACTGAAGACGCCTTCGATGCCAATGAGGAAATACCTCCAGATTCGTCCAAGCTTACCTCAAAGTGTTCTTGACGCAGATAGTATGGATTTGGCTAATGCCGATTCTGCTACGGAGTATGCATGGCCAGCGTATGAGAGAGGCCCGGTTCAGCTGGGTATGAGAGACGAATCCATTTGGGGGAAAAAGATTAAAATTCGTCTCACTTCTAGAGCGACAGGGAAGCAAATTGACATTAATGTTACATTCAAAGTGACAGCGGATAATTCGATGCAAATGATAGCCGACCATATGGAAGGTGCGGCTTCCAATAAGATGCAAGCCGCAGCCGGTGGTGTTCCACTGGTCGGAAGCGAGGTTGGCAGTGGGCAACCAAAATCTGTTGGCCCATTAGAGGAATTTTAATTAAAGAAAGTACTATTTAAATGAAAATACTACTTATTGAAGAGAGGGTAAATTATGGCTTTTTTAGATAATTCGGGCGATATAATTTTAGATGCTGTCCTAACTGATACGGGACGCCACAGGTTGGCCATGGGCGACGGCAGCTTTAGAATAACCAAGTTTGCTTTGGGCGACGACGAGATTAATTATACTCTGTATGATAAGAATCATGCATCTGGTTCTGCCTATTATGATTTGAATATATTACAAACCCCCGTTCTTGAAGCTTTTACCAACAACACCTCTTTGATGAAGTCTAAACTGATTTCTATTCCTAGAACGAATTTGCTTTATTTGCCGATATTGAAACAAAACGCAATACAACCAGATACGCAGATCTACGGCGCGCTTAAGAATGATGGCTATTTAATACTTGTAGACGAGGATACGGAAAAAAGAGCAAAGCCAGAAACGGCAGGAGTGCTTAACGGTGCCACTCCCAATTCCAATCCAAATAAAATTCGCGTCGATCAAGGGCTCGACACAACAGAGATCCCAGCCAGCTTTCCTTTGGATGCTGATTTGGTGGAGACGCAATATATTGTAGAAATCGATAATCGATTTGGGCAAATATATTCACCCCTTGGGGCTGGCACTGCGAAAGTTAGTTTTATTGATGATGACCAAATAGCAAGTTACTATTTTTCTTTCAATACGGACACGAGCTTTGTAAGAACACCAGAACAAATTCTTAACAATGACCCCAATAATGGTAATGCAATTAACGGCCCACGAGGGACAATAATTGAACTTAGGCTTAAGGCGTCTATAGATCTAAATTCGAGCACATTTCTCTTTACGCAACTTGGCGGAGAAGTGACTTATAATTTAGGGGTCGCTAGTGATACTTTTTACTATATCGATTCAATAATTAGAATTTCAGGCGCGACAACTGGATATAGAATAGATTTACCGGTTAGATTCCTTAAGTTGAAGACTGCTGGCTAATAAAAAAGTAGGGAGAAATTAATGGCTACGACATACAAATCTTTTTTAAATAACGATGTTACATCGACAAGAACTTTGCTCCATGAAGCTATTCCAATTACAGGAACTATTGTTTCGGGAACTTACAGGGAAGCGTCTACGTCAACATCAAATATAAAAAATTATGCCCATAAAATGTTTCAATCAGTTTATGATTATCCCTATTTGAGTTCTTCGGCAAATCATATTTTTGATATTACCTGTGGTTATGCATCTGATTCCGCACTTTCCAAGTCTAGTGGTGTTTCTACTGACCAGTATAAAAAGATTAATATTTATAACCAAATGGCACAAATGCTTGTTGGTCATGACATTAGTGGAAACATTAGACAGTTTGATCAGGATGGCGACTTAACTGGCGGAACAAAAATGAAAGAAGTGTTTTTCATTAATTATGCTCGCCTTTTAAATAAAGATGAAATCAAAAAGGGTTCTTACTCGATCTCCTTTTTTACTGGCGGCCTTCCGACAATTCGGTCTGGCAAACTTGATATCGCTGACCATAATGCACAAAATGAATTCCGTGTAAATTCACCAGCAGGAGAATACGGACTTCTCTATACCTCGTCTGCAACTCCAAGTTCAGACTCACCCGTGGGGCATGTCTATTATCAGGCTGGCATTGTTGTGCTGACGTCAAGTCTCTTTAGTCAGTTTGGCGCCACGCCAGTTCATGGTTGTATTTTCGGTGCCCCCAACGCAACTTATGATTCTGGCTCGGTAAACATTGTTATGAGCGGTTCCAATATTACCGCCTCTTGTGACGGGTTGAGAAATCGTTGGGCTGAGAACGCCTATAACAATACAACAGAATTGAATTCAACGATTTATTTCTGCCGTGCTAATCACAATGATTTCAATTACAGCACTAATCCAACATATCTTACTTCGAGCAAGATTGTTGTTAAGAACAACACTTTTGATATGCCAACGGCATATATTACTACAGTTGGGCTTTATTCTGCTGACAATGAAATGCTTGCCGTGGCCAAACTCTCAGAGCCTTTAAAAAAGCAACCAGACAATGAAATTACTTTGAGAGTGCGATTAGACTATTAACTTCCCTTTTGTAAAGCGGCACTATTTATAACAAAAGGAAGTCATCAATGCCTTATTATAAATTCGGTCCAAACGACATTTTTTATAACAGAATAGAAACACACCCACAGAGCGACTTTCTGATTTGGGATGGTAATATTTATTACAACAATTTCCCACGCCACACAGGGACTTTATCTGGGGAGCCTGAAAAACATATCTCGTTGGGCGATCTTAGTTTATATGAATTAAATATTGATAGACCTTCAGATTCTAGAATATATCCTTTTATTACAAAAGACGGAAGCCTGACGTCTTTTAAGACAGTTTCTTTAAAAAGCTTTAACGCCGACTTCCAATATGGTGATACTATTTCTAGTTCTTATCCTTTGAACGCTGGAATCACAAGAGACTATATGTCAACAGACGCAGCGATCTCAGATTCGTGTACGTATACTGTGTGTAAAAAACACCTTGTTGCTTTGGAAAACACGTTAGATTACTATCGCTATTTGAGCGACCACTATGCTTATTCGTCTTCGATAGCGGATAAGAGTACGCAAGCAATGGGGCTTGTATTTATTCCTTCTATATTTTATGGGTCTTCGATCAAAAAGGGGAGTCTTAATTTAAAGTTTTATGTAACCGGAACCCTGATTGGAGAGTTAAGAGATAAAAATCGTAACGGTGAACTGATTGAGGTTACAGGCTCAAACACTGGCAGCGTTGCCGGGGTGGCTCTCTATAACGAGGGGGTTTTGCTTTTAACAGGCAGTTGGAGCATATTGGATTCATTCACTGAGGATTATGTTATCGCTGCTTCTGCTGATAATCCCCGATGGAGATATTTTGGAACAACGGGATCCGCCGGATCACAAACCGTTCCTTCTTCAAGTTTTGCCCTGTCCTTTAAGGGGACAAATTATGTGCCGGTAAAGACGATGCTTGCTCACGCCCCCAAGGGCCGGCTAAACCATTCAAATAACCCAACGTATATTGAGCATGGCCAAGAAGCTTTTGTCACATCGGCAAGGGTTGGGAAAAAACAATATATGGAAGATAAAAATATAAGTATTAAAAATACTCTTTCCAGTGCATATGCAGATCCAACTGGCACTTTTGCGAAGCAAACTTGGATATCTAAAGTCGGAGTTTATGATAAAGACATGAACCTGATCGGCGTGGCGAAGGTTGCCAATCCAGTTAAAAAAACAGAAGATCGCGAATTTACCTTTAAACTAAAACTTGATTACTAGTATAATAGTGTTATGATTCTCGGACTTGATGTAAGCACAAGTATAACGGGTGCAACGCTTTTGGACGATAATGGAAACATTATTTTATGTGAGGCGTGGGATACAAGAAATAAGAATCGTTATGAGGATTTATTTGCTAAAGCAGATCAAATTCGCTTCCAACTGTGGAAAATGGGCCAATATCATAATATCGAAAAAATCTATATAGAGCAATCTCTCCAATCATTTCGAAGTGGCTTCTCCTCTGCTCAGACTCTTTCAACACTTTCAAGGTTTAACGGCATTGTCTCATGGCTTTGCTATAGGACCCTAAAAATCAAACCAGAATATATTGCAGCAACCTCGGCCAGAAAAACATGTGGCATAAAAGTTGCAAAGGGCAAAAAAGCAAAAGAGGTTGTATTAAAGTATTTGCTTGACAATGAACAATCTTTCAGTATAGAATATACTAAACATGGGAATCCAAAGCCGGGTTCTTATGATCAGGCTGATTCAATTGTAATTGCAAGAGCAGGATACATCCTTTGTCAGAACAGCAAAAGCTCAACCTCTTAAGTGATTTTCTTGGATGGCACTATGTTGCCGGCGACGAATATGTGTTTCATTGTAAGTTCTGCGATCATCACAAGAAAAAGCTTTCCGTAAATATAGAGAAAAACAAATACAAGTGTTGGATCTGCGATACCAGTGGGAATGATATTCGTTACTTGGTTCGTCGCTTTGGTGCTCGTAATCAGTTGGATCAGTGGGACGTGTTGACCAATCGTGTCAGCTTGTCCGGTTTTGATAATCTATTCGAGGAAGAAGGAGAGGTGGTTGAAGAAGTCATCAAACTGCCAGATGAGTTCGTTTCTTTGGCGAATCGTAATGTGCCTTACTCCGCTCTTGCTCCGAAACAGTATTTAAGGGATCGAGGGATCACAAAAGAAGATATTTTAAAATGGAAGATTGGCTATTGTCCCACCGGCGAATATGGTGGGAGGATTGTTGTTCCTTCTTTTAACATGGATGGCTATGTAAACTATTTTGTTGGTCGGTCTTACGGAGATAAATTTCCCAAATATAAGAACCCTCCCGTTTCGAAGAACATCGTCTTCAATCATCTATATATTGATTGGTCTAAAGATGTTGTCTTGGTGGAGGGAGTATTTGATGCGATTGTGGTTGGAGACAATGCAATTCCCATTCTTGGTTCGACTTTGAGGGAAGACGGAAAGTTATTTCAAGAAGCCGTAAAAAACGATACTGTTATATATCTGGCACTTGACCCCGATATGGAGAAGAAAACTCGAAAGCTGATTAAAAAGTTGCTTTCTTATAATATAAAAGTGTATAAAATTGACGTATCACCGTTCGCGGATGTGGGCGAGATGACAAAAGAAGAGTTTCGAAAGAGAAAAGATGAGGCGGCGTTTTTGAATGAAGAGGACTACTTATTGTACGAAGCTATAAACTCTTTATAGGAGGTCTACAATGAGCGGTTTTATTCACAGATTATTTAATTTATTCAATTCCCAACATTGCTGTTGTTGCTGCGGATGCTGCGAGTGCATTGATTGCCTCGGAAAATGCAACGCTAGCTAAAAAGGAAATAAAAAATGTCGCTATCACGTACACAAATTAGAAAGATTATTCGAGAAGAACTTAAACAAATACGCAAAGTTCAACACCCTGTCCTGCGAAAATCCAAATGCACAGTTTACTTAAAGGAATCAAATGGCGCTCTGAAGCCAGTTTCATTTAATTCTGTTCTCAAGCAGCAGAAAAAAGGTGTCTTTAGTGAACAACAAGTTCGCGATATTTTAGAATCTTCTTTTAACCATGACATGCGTATGTTTAATTGTTACAGTACTGCTTACACAAATTTAAGCCAACATATGATTTCTGAAGGTCTTATCACTGAGGGTGGAAAAGTTACCAAGAAAGGGCGCATTTTAGAAAAGAAAGAAAGAGGCACGGTCTTGGCCGAAAGTGACATGCGAAAGTATGCCGCTAGTCTTATTTTGGAGCAAGAGGAAGAAGAAATCGATGTCGAGGCCATCAAAACCACAGGGCAGAAAGCCGCCGGCGCAATTGGCAAAGGTTTAAAGGCCATTGGAGGCGTTTTGGCCACCCCCTTTAAAGCTTGGAAATGGTTCAAAGATAAGGTTTGGGAAGCCATTAAAGGTGCCCTTTCAAAAGTCGGCCAAGCAATTGCGGCTTTTGGGGACAAATATAATATTGGATTGATCCAGCAAGTTACAGAATGGATTAAAGCGGCTTTTGGAGCCGTTGCTAAATTTTGCGGCAAGAACAAATGGACAAAAATTCTATGTGGTGTAGTTGCCTCTGTTTGTATCAGCCTTCTTGTAAAAGCTGCTATAGCTACAGTCGTGGCCCAATGCGGCCTTTCGATGAGCAGCATGGTCATGACCTGGGCAGGTGGCTGCGCCGCAGGTGCAGCAGGATTGACAGAAAACAATTCGGACGAAGAACCAGTGCTGCAAGAGGCTGTGAGTGAAATTTGCAAAGCCGCAGCAGAGGCTGGCTCCCATGCTACCAATGGGATGTTGAATAGTATCAAAGGCGCCCTTAAACTGATGGCAGCAAAGGGAGAAATTGCAGACGCTGCTCAGCTAGACTCTGCTTTAAACTTTGTTGATAAATATGAAGAAGTGTTAGAAGCGAGAATAACAGCGTCTACGTCAGGCGCAGAAGTTTTAGGACAGGCAACTGGCGGTGCCTGGGCTAGCCCAGGAACAACTAAAATACTAGAAGACTTTATGGATGTGGCTGATAGTTGTACCAGCCAAGGTTCCAAGCTCGCCCAATCTGCCTTGGGCAAAGCAATAAAGATGACTGACTACAACTTCGAGGAATCTGCTTCGGAGATAACAAAAAACCTCATAGCCTTGGGCGAAGAGGGTGCCAACGTGAAAGAAAGTCAAACATATATAGCGCTCGCAAAAATTGTTCGGGCTGGTGGGATGAAAGCCGAGGAAGCTCAAAAACTAGCAGAAACTTTGGGAGGGCAATTGGGATATGATACCTCTCCAGCATGGTCTAAGGCAGCGAAGGCAGCCAAAGAAGCAGCCAAAGCAGCCGGCGAAGGCGGTATGGATTTTGCGTCAGGTCTAAAAGCTAAAATTGAGGCTGGGCAGGCTAGCGCAGAAGAGATTGCAAAGTATAAAGAAATGACGGACCTTGAGGCCGCCAATCGAGCCCGTCAGGCTATAAAAGAAAACCTTAACCGAATGAGACAATTAGCAGGAGTACTCTAATGAAACTGACAAAAACACAACTTAAACAGATTATTAAGGAAGAGCTTAATAAGGTGTTGAAAGAGAACTATGGGCGACACCGTGGCGGCGTGTATGGCACCGGCCCTGATCGCCCAGTAGATACAAGTGGCGTAGATTTAAGTGAACCTTCTCTTGAACATGCACTAGTAGATAAAGCCATTGCCGCACTTGAGGAAGACGAAAGTGCAGACTATAGTTGGGTTGTGGATGAGTTGGAAAAACTAGACCCCAAACAAGAAAATGATGAGGTTGCGATTAATGCTATTTTAGATGCCCAACTTGGAATGACATTGGAAGAATTATTATAATGAAACTTACAAAATCAAAACTCAAACAAATCATTAAAGAAGAGACTACAAAGGTCTTAAAAGAATACTACGATGAGTTCGACAGCCATAGAGATATTGAACATAGAGAAGAAACAGAAGCCCACCAGGAAACCATGGCTAAAGAGGAGAAACTTCAGGCCGTGTTGCTCGACAAAATGCCGGAGCTAAAAGATCAGATGTCGGACGACAAGTTGGGCAGGTTGGTATCAACGATTCTGAACCATTCCGGTCTAGACCCCTTCGTTGACAATAACCAGGAAAAGCTAATAGACATGGCGTATACTTTAGCATGGGAGACGTCAGATGACAGTCCCGACTCTTGGAAAAGAGAACTTGAAATATACTTTTAGGGAAAAAGATTTAGTATGAAACTTACAAAAACAAAACTTAAACAAATGATCAGAGAGCAACTAGAGGAAGGTCTTGGGGATGCTTATGTTAATTGGATGAACAAGAATTTTCCTGGCGAAGATGAGCCTGAGTGGGA